CCAACAAGAAGTGCGCCGGTCAAACCTAGAAACGCCAACATCCTCTTGAATTGGGTGAATGAATTCTACAATTTGTAGAACCGTATTAGAAGTACATGGTCGCTACCCGCAAACACCGCGGTTATATTCGTCGTGTAGCATATACTCGTAAGCTAAAGAACGGAAAGCGTATTCATGTACCTGCTGCGTGGATTAAAAACGTCGGTAAACCAGGTAAGGGATATCGCGGTCCTAACGGAAGCCCCGGTATAGGTCCCTTACGCGAGGGAGAACTCTCACAGTTTGGCTACGCGAATGTTGTCAAAAAGTCCCCCCGTACACGCCGTGCTGCCCTAAAAAAGGCGGTTGCCAAGTACGGCTCATTATCAGTCCGCCGTAAACTTCAGGCGGTTGCTACCTACACCAAGCGTACATCTCCTGGTGCCAGCAAGGTATTTAAGACAGATATTGCGTGGATTAAGCGTACTTTATAAGAATGTATTTAAATCTAAATAAGTCGTAGAATGGGTGGAGTTTTCTCCATACGTAGTTGGGATATAGATATGGACGAACTGACAAATACAAATACGCCTGCTGTCCCGACGTCTTCTACTTCTATAGGTGGTCGTCGTAACCATAAACGAAAAACGCGTAAGCGGAGACAAGTAAAATCATAACGTTCAACAGAGGGATTTCCAGATGGAATCATCGGAATTTGAACGATTCTCAGCGTGGAAAGAGGGTTATACAAGAATTATAATCGTCTTTGTGCTCGTAACCTTAGTACAATTCGGCTTATTGTTTGTAGCATTACAATTTACGAATCTTGCCGATATCAAACGGAACTTTCCAAAATATCGTTGTAACCCCGTTTATATGCCGTTTGTTGGAAATTTTGGATATAATCCAATGGATAATTTTAATTTTTGCGTCCAAAATATTTTTAACGGAAAAGCAGCTGAAGTCTTTGCGCCGATTTACAGCATTTTAGCAACCTTCCAAAAGGTTCTTGCAACCGTCGTCAACTCTGCTATGAGTATTCGTGGTATGTTTGCGAACTTTTTAAGAGGTGTAGAACACTTTATAGGAAGTGTACGCAATAAGATTCAATTCCTAATGAATAGTGTTCGTATGAGTTTTATTCGTATTCTGAATCTTATGGGTAAGGTCTACGGCTCTATGTTTGCCGTACTCTTTATGGGTCAGTCCGCAATGACCGCTGCCTTTAATTTAGCTGACAACGACCTTGTAAAATTCTTATTTGAATTTTGTTTTGCGCCCGATACGCCGGTCAAAATGGCAGACGGAACCTATAAGCCGATTTCAGAGATTGTGATTGGCGATGTATTGGCTGGAACTCCTAACAATAGCATGCCAGTTGTGACGTCGGTCTTCCGTTTTAGCGGCGCAGGGACGCCTATGGTACGTATCAACGATGTGGTTATGAGCGCAGAGCATTATGTACTGGCGGGAGCGGACGGGATGGTGCCTGCGGGATTACACCCCCACGCGGTATGGGCGGGTTCACTATCCGAGTTAGTATGCCTGAACGTGAGCGGACATAAATTCCGTGTGGGGGCGGACGACCTGCTTGTTGCGGATTACGACGAGCACGACTCGGCTGCCGTGGTGGGCGAGACACAGCGCATGGCTGAGGCGGCGCTCAATAGCGGGATTACGGGAGCGTTGGTACCTGATTACAGCCTTGGTGTTGGCGGGGACGTTGAAGTCCATATGATCGATGGAACCTGGAAACGTCTAGATACCATTTCTATCGGTGATATTGTCAAACATACAGAAAAGGTGCTCGGTGTAGTAAAAGAACAATGCAATACAACAATTGTATCATCGTCTGGTATACTCTTCTCGGACGCCCAACTTGTATACGATTCCTCTACGCATACGTGGAAGCGTACTGCGAATCTCTGGAATGAAGGACGGGTGAGCGGCTCCAAGATACTCTATAGTATTATTACTGAGAAGGCGGGTGCGATCTGTATTCGCAAGGGCGAGGTTGTAGAATTTATACGTGATTACCGTGAAGCGCCTTTACCAGAAATGGAGTCTGCCTATGAGAAAGAATTTCTAATCGCACATTAAATATGCAGACGACTGGCTACGTCTTTTATCCAGACCCCGTACTACCCCTTTCGACGGTCAATTATTGCGCCCAAAGTTGCGATGTACTACAATTTCGTAAGCAACTGAACGACCGCTCATCCGCAGATTCGACCACATTTAGAGAAGGCAAAACCATCTTTTCCGCCTATTCAAATAATTACAATGTCTATACAGTGAGTTCAAGCGTGGTTACCTATACACCCCCTCCGGGTCAAGGCACACCGTTTCCTACATTTCGGTCACACGCCGACTATATTAAATACAAGCGTATGACAACTGTACTTACACAAAATTACCGCAGTGATACACAGACGTGAAAAAATTGAGATATGTGATTTTATTATTTGAAAGCGCATACAATGCCCGTTCAAGTAAATGCCTCCTACTATGCCGACAACCTGGTTGTACGAATCCTACCTACGCGTGGTCCAGGGGCGCGGAATCCTTACCATATTGCCCTACTACTAGATACCAGTGGAAGTATGGATGGAGAACCTCTAGCCGCCGTTATTCGTACCCTACATCTGCTGATTGACCGTATGGAGGAGATAGATATGCTTACGATTATTCAGTATGCTAGTACAGCATCCGTGGTTGTTAATGGTGCCAATATGAACCTCCGTGCCAAGACAGATATTCATCGTATTGTAGATCGCTTGACAGCGGACGGTGGTACAAATATGGAGGCGGCTATTGAAGAGCTCGGTGAAGTCGGTGAGTATGCACCGATTGACGCTGTCTTCCTAATGACCGACGGACATGTCAATATGGGAATTACGAACTCTACAGGATTGCTACGGCTGCTCTCGGCTCGTGTAGCTGCTGGCACGCCGATTAATACCCTTGGATTCGGCACATCGCATAACGCCGCAATGCTCCGTGATATGGCAGTAAAGAGCTGTGGCTCCTATACTTACGCCGATGCAACCGAACTTATTCCTGCCATTATTGGCGATATTGTTGGTGGTCTTATCGATCAGGTCGGTTCCAATGCCCGCCTGACGTCCTCTACGGGAGGTCACTGTCTTGAACTTGGTGTAGATGCCTCGCGTCCTGAAGTATATAATGTTGGCTCGCTCATTGCGAATAAGCCACAGTGGGTTGTCTTTCGGGGTCACTGCGCACCAGTCCAGCTTATGTGGACGGAGGACGGAACTCGGCAAAGTTGTGTTGTTACACCGTCTCTAACCGGACTCGATATGATGGAGATGGAAGAGCAGGTCCAGCGGGTCCAACTTGTCCACACTATGACAAATGTATCTGAGATGCTTGCACGACGCGACTACACTGGTGCTATAAATCAACTTACCGCTGCAGAGCATCGTCTAGCTCTTTCACCGGCTGCTGGGCGCTCTTTCATTCTTCGTCTACAAGCCCAGGTCGACGAAATGCTTGATGATGTTCGTCGGCAACAGGAACCGATGGTGGACGAAGACGTTGAAATGCTAACCCGAATGGTAAGCAATGTAACGGCGCTCGGCACCCAGCACGGGTTCTTCCTCAGTCGTAATACAACAGCGCGGGATGCTGATGTATTATCCTCTCCCTTTAGCACGTCTCGTCAGCGGGAGGCTACCGTAAATATCACCCAGAATTTCCATGACCCTAACTAGATGGACGCCTCCGATACAATTCGTAAAAGGAAGGCGCAAGCAATTTATAATAATCAATATCAGACATTTGTAAAGAATAACGCCGGCGGCGATTGTGGAAAGTTAAGCACATCGTGCTGTTATACAACAAGCAGTTGTATCAAAAACTTCCCGTCATTTGAGAACAAGTACGATTATTACCATGGTATGAATGTCTGTGTCAGCACCTGTGCCGTTTCAGGTCCCATTCCTGAAAATGGCGGTAGCAAGTAACACTTTTTTCCTTATGTTTGGTTAAATGTCTCAGCCTGACTCTGTAATTTCAGAGAAACCCCAAGCAGATCGGCTCAAAGAATCAATTGCGGTTTTGAAGAAACTCACAGTTGATTTAGGTATTCCATATGTATCCCCCGAGGTCCAAGAACTCAAAGCACACTTTGATTTGTATATCAAAGACGGGATCTGCTGGAACGGAACTGTCAGTTTTGCCGCTTACGGTCGGATCGCTACGGTAAATCTACCTCGTGGATCAAAAAAACCTATTGAAGTAACATTGAAACAATTGCGAATACCTAAGTAATGACGTACGGCTGCGGGTTCATGACCTTGGTTGGCTCACCCTCCATCACCTCAATAGTAAACTCTGTCATATTTGCGTCGGCTGCCTTCAGTGCCGCAGTGACCTTATGCTTATAAGCAATCATAACTTCAAATGCATCGCTAACCGAATAGTGGATGTCATTGCCTGCGTGAAACTCGTTCACTAGCATACCTAGAATATAGACGTTCTTGTCGTAAAAGTAAAGGTCTAGATCGTGCTTGGCAAGATGGTCCCGTAGTACATTATAGCGGGGCTGGGCATCTTCCATAGGCTGTCGGTAGCCAAACATCGTAAAGGCGGTCTTTAGGCTAATTGGATATCCGATGTACATTGTGTTGTTACAAATTGATAATACATTTGATTTATTGTCAATTTTTTTGTAGTTAGTGTTTAGTTACTGAATAACATACCACCACGACCGCCGTATACCTTAAAAATATTCCATATTGTCACGTACGCATAAACATTTAAATTTGGCGGTGCGCCACCGCCTCTTGCCTTATTGAGTGTTAAATACAGTTCTTTACGAGCAATTTTATCCCAATTTGCTACACCTTTCGGTACGTACTCTAACCGGTCGTTCTTTTGACCGAACGCGTAGGCGTAAATATAACGATCTATACACGCCGATTTTACAAAATACTGCGACGGAACAACGGAACGGAAGAAACTACCACCATCGTGAACGAAACGCTCATACGAATTATAATGTAGCGCGGCGCCGGCTAAGGGCTCAGAATACGCATTATAGAATCCAGGTTGAATTTGCCAGTTGGTGTCCTTTGTTGGCAAAAGAATGGCATTCGGCCACCACGGAATCGTACACGGATTGGTTGGCGCTGGTTGTGTGCCGACCGGTTGGGGTGGAAGTACCGGATATAAATCCCGTGTAAATAGGAAAAACGCATTATACAAGGCTGCCTCAGGTCGCTGTAATACCCATAAAAGTTCCTTTGTAGGATTTGAATACGGTACGTCCAAATGAAATTCGGTTTGTCCCAACGTTTGCTCGACCGGAATCGCAAAATGTTGTTGGACTTGATACGTAATTTCGGCACTTCGAAAGGCAATTGCCTCCTGCTCTTCTAACGAAATATACTCAATCATAGCATAGGCGGCAATCGGAGAAAATCTCAGCGGTATATTTACATTTGGTACAAGTCCACCGGTCACCGGCGTAGTCCCCATATTCGCATTCATTGTATATACCGGTCCTGTTGGTCCGATTGGGGGATTTATCTGCCAAAACGGTGACCCTGTGAATTGGACCATTGGATTGAAGGGAGATGTATAGGCAGGTGTATTTGCGAGCCCAATTGTCAGTGGATTCGCTCGTGCCTCTGTATAGACTAATTGGTTGATTGGACGAAAGGTCACATGAATACGCACACCGTCATTTGCTAGCGCCTGAATTGGTAACGCGTGCGAATGGACGCCTGGCTTTGAAAACCAAAATGGAATCGGTATATATACTTTTGTAGGGCTCGGAGTTAAATACGTCGTACTTTGATAGCCATTTGCGGTACGTTTAATCATAAAATTCTTTGCTAGCGCAGATTCGGTAGTTTCGTTGAGTTCATCTAGGATTTCTAACAATCGACTATCAAATGTCTCGACGATTTGTCCGCCGATTTCCAACTCTATCTGCTGAATAAGTGCGTGCCCTAGGCTGTTTGTCCAACCAAACAGCGGTCCTAAGAAATTTCCTAGGTTATTAGGGTCAATGGTCTGGATACTGTAATCTTGGTTGGCAGCACGAATTGCGGCAAGTTGGGGAGCGTAAATATCTGGCATCTCGACCACAATTGTAATTCCATTGACAAGTTCTCCAATCATAGGCACCGTAAGAGAGACGCGCTGACCGAACTCGGGCGCACCATCAAACTCAACTTTATTCCATTGCGCCGCCCAACGTGTCGTTTTATTGATTACGTGAACGAACTGGTGAATATCTGGATTGCCCTTTGTAGCCATAAGGCGCGCGTCGGCGAGCCCTGTACTTACAAGGGTTAGGCTATTTGCGGGTGTAGCAGCCATCCTATTCTTGATCTATGTGTCTAATTTAGATGCTTTGGGGTTGGCGTATCAAACATGATAGTATCTCCTGAGTTGATAATATCAGGTATATATGATGTAAAGGTACTTTGATTTGGAGCCGTAATATTCATCCACGTATACTCACGGGGAAAAATTTGGGTTAGTTCGCTTCGGTACTCATAAATGAACCAATCCTTCACATAGTGAGCCTTGAATTCTTTATTGACTTCAATCGTATTATGGATACGTCGATTCACATGAAGAAGAATTGGCTTTGTGGTGAGTTGATGATTGCCATTGTAATAGGAATTATCAATCAGAAGTTTGCGTTCCCAGCGTTCAATAGGACGGTACGAAAAGACATAGATGCCATTTCGTAGCATTGGAGGACGTGGCGTCATTTTAAATATATTTTATTCTTATCTTTAGACGGTTTCCTTTGTTACAAGAACTGTGTTTGCGATTATAATAGCAATTGCACCGGCAAGTTGTATTGCGTTTGGTTTCTGGTTTGTAAATATCCAATCGAATACATAGGCGCTGACAATACCAAAGAACGAAAGGGCAGAGAAGATAATTGTACTCACCTGAGGAATAAGGAAGAATCGCAAGGCATAGCCGGTGAATCCAATGAGGGAGTTAAATGCAAGAATATTTGTGAGGCTCGACGGCGTTATATTCAGTGTATTCTTGGCGAGGACGCCTAGGGCAGCGGCAGCGACGATACCCACGAACCATAAAATACCACTGCTGCCGTACATCTGAATCATTTTCGTCCAGGGCTGCGTTGACTCCTTTTCCTTACGCCATCGAAACCATATATAAATACCAACTTCTGTTAGTGCCGCGACCAGGGCACTGATAACACCAATAAGGGTCCAATTTGTCGCTGTAGGCTGAGCAAGGGCGACCGCGCCGGCAAGGGCAAGGGCAATCCACGGTACAGACGTGAGCGGAATCGTCTCCTTGAAAACCGCCGCCGTTCCTAAGATATTAAATACAGGATACGTATAAAAGAGCGCCATCGCATTTCCGCCCGTCAATTGGTCGAATGCCGTATAACTTGTAAATACGTGAATCAGATTGAGAACACCGGTCGCAAGGGTTTCGGTGGATAGCAACGTACCAATCGCTAATGGACTCTTTGTGATAAGTGCGGCGACCGCCGCCAATGCTGTAAATACCCCCATGCGCAAGCCAGTTTGAAAAAGAACCGATACATCTACAAGTTTAATCAACATCGGGTATGCGGATAGAATCACTTCTGATAAGACCAGAAGTAATTCGTTCAACATCCTTACTTTAAGGATATAAATCTTTCAACGTACGGGCACTCGGATCCGTTGCCCCTTTAATCCACCGTGGTAGCCACATATACGGAATTAGCGTTGCCGCCTTGTCGCCGTAATTTTGGTTAAAAAGTTGCCGATACCATCGTGCTTCATCCGTGGTAGGGGGATTATGCGTATACGTCTGCTGCGATTGGTCGAGTGTTTTTGCGTATTCTCCTGTTTTTAAATACCAAGAATCGGTGGTTGCGCTGACACCGTCGCTAAATGCCTCCTTTTTTCTGAGAAGGACATCAATCGGTAGATAATGATCGTGGACGAACGCCTCGCGTACTATAAACTTTTCCATCATCGCACCACGCCCTTCTTTATTTGACTGTTTAGGTCTGCGATAATAGGTATCAATTGCCCGCCAGGTTGCTACCACATTCTTATCTAGAAAAGGGGTACGGGCTTCCAGACCGTGTGCCGCCATACACCGATCCGATCTGAGAACATCGTACAAATGAATGTCTCGAAGAAGCCGTTCAGACTCCGCCTCAAACTCCTCGTCACTTGGCGCCTTGTAAAAATATAAATAACCTCCACCGATTTCATCGCTGCCGTCACCGTTAAAAACAACCTTAATATCTGTATTTTCTTTAATATATTTTCCAATGAGCCAATTACCGACACTGGCTCGTACGGTTGTAATATCGTATGACTCAATATCATGGACTACTTGGGGAATAGCCTTGAGAAAATCCTCAGGTGTGACAACGACTTCGTGGTGCGTTGACTTAATAAAGCCGGCAACCATTTTTGCATAGACAAGGTCTGTTGAACCAGGCATACCAATGCTGAACGTATGAAGTTTCTTATTATGGCGTCTGAGCTCACGGGCTGCGATCGCTGCAATTAATGAACTATCCAAACCGCCGCTCAGCAGCGCGCCAATAGGACGGTCGCTTAAAAGGCGCTTCTTCACAGCAGATAGAATCGACTCCCTTATTGCCGCCTTTGCAAATGAAAGACCATTCGGAGATCCAAATGCGGCGAGTTTCACATGAGGAACTTCGTGATACTTACAAGAATCCAACATGATTCCCGTTGTAATGTTATACAGTGCCCACATTCCTGGCGGAAACGGCTGAATTTGTGTATAATTTGTTGGAAGGGCTTTGATTTCTGACGCCCAAATTGTGCTGCCGTCAGCGTACTGGGCTTCGAACAAAGGACGTACTCCATAGGGGTCCCTTGCGACAAGCAGGGTGTTATTCTCTGTATTCACATGAGCGAAGGCAAAGACGCCATCCAGTGCGCGCGCAAGTTCGGTAGGGGGAAGGTGGGATGCCAGGTGAGGAATAATAGCACAGTCACTGGTGCCTTCAGGTAGATCAAGGTTCCAACGGCTGGCAAGCTCCTTGTAGTTGTAAATCTCGCCGTTACATACCGTTGCGGTTTTGGTTTGTAGAAACGGCTGGTGTCCCAATGGGGTCAAACCGTTAATCGCAAGACGGGTAAATCCTAGAATTACACCGGATACATCATTTACGGCGGTATATTCAGGTCCACGTGGCTCTAGTTTCTTTATATAAGCGAGCGCCTGCTCCGTCGTAAATCCCTTTGCCTTTAATGCAGCCCAGATCCCGCACATCGCTCTAAGGTATATAGATTCGTTAGTTTTCGTGTTTAAACGAA